GAAGGGAACCGCCAAGGATACACCGTCAGGCAGTTTCTTGCCATCGACCGAGAGGACACCTGGGTACACCTGTCCGGCATAGAAGTCCACCAGGCGGCGCGTTGGGTTGTAGATGAGGCGAATATTTCTGTACAGGTTGTAGTTCGACTTGTAGGCTTGCCAGCCACCGGCGTAGATGTTCCAGTTCCACATATTGGCTGCGCCCACAATGCGCTCGAACATGGAGCCGTTGTAGTACGACCAGAGCAGGTTGTACATCGCTTGTTGATTGAGGTACAACATCTGGTTGTGTGATACGCTCGGGTCTTCAAAAACTCTTCGAGCCGCGGTATACGCAGCAACGCCGGCTTGTAACATCGTGGAAAATACTCCCATCGCTAATACCCTCGGTACCCACTGCCATCCGTATTGATTGTTTGGTGGATCCACATGGTGGAGCCATCCCATTCAACAAGGATAAACTGAAGATGCACGAAGTCGGTGGTTTCTGGTGAGTCGGCAATGAGCGCCGTATAGATTTCTTGCCCGCTCTGCAAACTGCAAAAGCCCATGACAGCACACTGCCATTCTTTGCCAAAGCGCCTGACCAACTCTGCCTGAACGCCTTCAATATCCGTTTGTTGTTGCCATTGCTGTTTCGCAATAGCGTCAACCTCATGGAAAAAATCGCTCATCGATTAATACCCCCTATAGCGACGCAGTGCCGCGAGTGTGTCTCGGTCGCTGTCGGTGATGCCTATGGATATGCGTTCGAGATGCATCACGGCGTACCTGGCCGCGTCGCAATTATGACAGAGGACGCCATTAGCGAAGTACTCGCTAGCGTCCTCTACAGTGAGATTATAAACAGCCTGCTCTTCCTCATTCTCGACGAGGCCCGAAACGGTTACGGGCAACGCATTCGCGGGAGCAGAAACGCCGCTTATCGTACTTATCATGCGTAAATTCTTTTGTGCAATACGCACAGGCGCTCGTGATGTTATCAACGCCTGACTTACGACGTGCAGCAGATTTACAGTTGTTAGAACAAAACTTCGGTTGTGAGCCAACGTGTGGATACTGGAATTCTTTTCCACAATACTGGCAAGTAAGCGTCCTAATTTCTGCATTCTCCCAGGCTTTACGTCCATTGTCGCTATGCCATGCCCGCCCAACGTCTGACTGATGCCACGCACTGGCAAGGGGTCGCACATCTTCCAAATGCTGGCGTTTCCTCTCACTCGCTGGGCCTGAGTTATGATAGGAGCGATGGATATTGCCTGGAATGCATTCCAAGTTATCCAGGGCATTATTAGATGGATTGCCATCTTTGTGGTGAATGTGATGCCCTTTCGGTACAGTCCCGTGAGCATCTTGCCAGATTTCAATGTGAAGCGACTTGACGCCCGCCATGATATGGACGGAGTTAGGCCGGTAGTAACTGGCATCCGACCAGTTAGGTGACTCAGGATAGCGTCTAAACTTAATCCCTTTGTAAACAACCGTTTCGACTCTTTTTGTTGTAGACTTTGGCATGATAGAGGATACCTTTCTGCGTACTGTTCACTGTACAGGTTGATATCCTCTATTATATCACCATATCGCGCTGCATGCAAGTCGATATACCCTCTTCCATGCACATAGACAGGATGATTGGCAGTACCTGTCAGGGTTGCTCCATTATTGCAATACAGCGTGTACACTTTTGCCGATGGTGAAGTCATGCCAGCCGCTTTCGCCCGCTTATATCCAGCCCTCGTGAGTACCATATCCCCCGCTTTGATGTGTTCAATCGGTGTATCACCGTGAGCAGTTTTTATCAATGTGCCAGCGACTAAACAAGCATGGTCATTTACTTTTACTGGTGCTTCCTTAATGGGCTGTCCATCCTTAGACTTGGCCCATACATACTCATTGATTTCCCCTTCCAAGCAAACAGGTTGGTGTGCCTCATCCCTCAGTTCGTCCCGCTCACGGAGTGCGTACTCGTACACATAGAAGCGTGGGCGTCCATCCCTTGCTATCTGTAAGCGCGACTGCATGGCTGTAATACCAGGCAGTACCGCGTTTTCGGCTGTAATCGTGGGCAAACCTGCCTCATTAAATTTACGGATGTACGCCGGTTGACTGGGGTCGGCAACCCATTGTTCAACGTGAAATTCCTGGTCAAGGGCAAGTGCCTGAGAGAGCCACCAATCATCCGTTCTCTGTGTGCGGTACACTTCTGCCAGAAGGTACATTCTAAAGTCACTATCCAAACCGAAAACGAGCAAGGTTCCAGCATTGCTAAATCCCCAATCGACTGCCCCAATGACATGACGGATCACCTGACGGTTCAGCGTTCCATCTGTATAAAATACTTCCCACTTTTTCAATTGCTCGCGAGATACGAGATGCACAGCAGGATCCCATTCAGAGAAAACGAGACCCTCCGCCGCAGCCCATATCCCTTCATAGAGACGCAAACGCCGGACGCCCGTAAGTGCCTTGAGCCGTGCAATGCGCTCAGGCGTGATTGTCGGGTTGTCCTCATGCCGTGCTTTGAGCATGCGTGTGATGCCACGGTCACAGCGAGCTTTTAACCAGTGAGTGGGATAACTCGGATTGCAGTCAGCCGCGAGTTGTTGGTATGGCATGACGCCATTGCGCAAGCATTTCGTCATTGTTTCCCAGGCATCCAAAGACAGCTCGGTTGCTTCCTGAGCGTATATGAAATCCCATTCCGATGACTGGATTTTCTCCGCGTCGTCCATGCCAGCGACCGCAATGATAGAACCGTTGGGGTATTCATACTGCTGTTCTTGCGTACGGAAGTGGATGAGGTTCCCTAGCCATCCCTCCGGCAACACCTTCTTCTCAAACGTCACCATGGCCGACTGGGTGAGTGAGTGTCGCGTTTTGCGCACAATCAGCCCACGCATGCCAGGGTAGCGGTCAGCGCAGTGGTGCAGCTTTTCCAACCAGGTCCTGCTCTTGCCACAATCAGCAGGGCCTGCAAGGAGACACTCAGAGGCACCCGAACGCCAGGCAGCAAGGCCAGCTCCATAGGGACGGAAGGGAGCGCGTGCTTTGTTGCTCTGGCGAGAGGTGACTGCTGTCGTCATCCGCGCTCCTCCACGCCGTCTTGGTTGGGGTCAAAGTGGTACTCCTTGGGTAACACGTTATTGATGACCACACCCTTGTCACGGTACTCCGGCATTTTTTTCTTCGCGTAAAAAATGAGCAAGGTATCGCTATATTCGCGAATGGTGACTTTCTTTCTGGCCTTGCCTTTCCCCTCATAGACCAGGCGTCCCATGCTCACGAGTGGCTTTTCTAGACCCTCCATGGCCCTGCGGCGAATCTCTGCTTCAATGTGCGCATTGGCCGCTTTGTCAGCAAGCCCATAGGCAAGCAGAAATTGCTCGTCATGTTCGAGCCAATAGTAAATCAGCGTTCGATCTATGCCCGTGGACTCGGCAGCCGTCAGCACGTTGGCGGTCTTCTCATAGATCGCCAGAAATGTCGCTTGCGCCTGTATACGCTCGGCAGCCGTCAGACGCTGACCCTTACGCCTTTTTTTTAGAGTGGAAGTGTAGAATTGTTCGCTCATGGCTCAAGCACCTCCTCATCACAAAAAGCATCGTGGAACGCTTTGGGCACCTCAACGCCTGTGCCTTGTTGCGCGGCAGTCGAGAGGGTAACAGTTCCCGATGTATTCCCCACAGTGACGTGAAGGGTGTAGTGACCTGTGGCGCAGAAAAAGGTAGAACTTTCTAGCTGGTACACCAATTCCGCCCCACAAATGGGACAATTCCCGAAAGTCGATATCATCATGGGTGCAATTTCACCTCCCAACCAGCCAGGCTAAGCCATACGCCGGTACCAATACGAACACAATCGTACCGAGATAGAGTAGCCACTGTTTGAGCAACACACACACTCCTTTTTGCCGACATCACGCCAGCCACAAGAAGACATACCAGCCGACGAGGCCAACCATGAAGGCCGCCAGAGCCACAAGCCATATCATGACAAAAGGCTGTCGAACCTCCCTGATATCTTGC